AAATAAACAAGTTACTGCAACAGCTGCGGAGGGTCAGTGGATAGACTGTGATAATGTCCGTTTTAGGTATTCTACACCTGAAAAAATAGGTGGTTGGCAACAACTAGGTGAGAATAAAATAACTGGTGCTGCTAGAGCTATGCATCATATCGTAAATAGAAACGGTCAAAAATATTCTATCATAGGAACAAACAGAATTTTATATGCTTATTCAGGCGGTGTATTTTATGATATACATCCTATCAGAGAAACAAACACACTTACTAACGCTTTTACTACAAACAACGGAGAAACAGCTGTTACAATAACTTTTAGTAGCGGTCATGGCCTAGCTCCTGGAGACATAGTTTTATTAGATAATTTTAGCACGATTACAGGATCTAATTTTGGAGCTTCAGATTTTGATGATAAAACGTTTATGGTTACGTCAACACCAACAAACGTAACAATAACAATTACAATGCCGTCAGCAGAAACAGGATCTGGTGCAGTGACATCAGGTGGTATTAGAGTTCAGTCTTATTATTCTGTTGGACCAGCGGAACAGTTACCAGGATTTGGTTGGGGTTTAGCTTCTTGGGGTGGTACAGTAGCTAACGCACTTACTACGACTTTAAATGGAGCTATCGATGCGTCTACAACAACAATAGTTTTAACAAGCGTCGTTAACTTTCCATCGACGGGTACAAAACACATATCAATCGATAATGAAGATATTCTTTACACTGGAATCTCAGGCAACACATTAACAGGCGTGACGCGAGGAGCGAGAGGCACAACAGCTGCATCACACTCTGACGGTGCAACAGTTACAAATACTTCTGACTTTGTGGCATGGGGTGAAGCTGCATCAGGAGATCTAGTAATTGATCCAGGTCTTTGGTCGATAGATAATTTTGGTAGTAAAATTATTGCACTGATACACAACGGACAAGTTTTTGAATGGGATTCAAACTTATCAAATGCAACAGCAACAAGAGCAACAATTATTTCAGGAGCGCCAACTGCCTCAAGAGATATGATTGTATCTACACCAGACAGACACTTAGTGTTTTTTGGAACAGAAACAACTATTGGTGATCAAACATCACAGGATGACATGTTTATTAGATTCTCTAACCAAGAAGATATTAACACTTATACACCTACAGCTACTAACACTGCTGGTACACAGAGATTAGCCGATGGGTCTAGAATTATGGGAGCTGTTAGAGGTCGTGATGCAATTTATGTTTGGACTGATACTGCTTTATTTACACAAAGATTTATCGGTCCACCTTTTACTTTTGGTTTTGCACAGGTTGGTACTAATTGTGGATTGATAGGACAGAATGCTGCGGTGGAAGTAGATGGAGCCGCTTATTGGTTTTCAGAGAATGGTTTTTTTAGATATGCCGGTGCCTTACAATCACTACCATGTTTAGTAGAGGATTTTGTTTTTAATGATTTAAATACAACAGCTAATCAACTTATAAACGCTGGAATTAATAATTTGTTTGGTGAGATAAATTGGTTTTATTGTTCTTCTGGTGCAACAGTGATTGATAGGTGCGTAACATTTAATTATATTGAATCTCTTGGGGGGAGACCTGTGTGGACTACAAGCACGTTAGATAGAACAACGTGGCAAGATTCTGCTGTATTTGGTAAACCACATGCTACAGATTATGATGCTGATTCTAACAACTCTTATGATGTTGTTGGCAACACTGATGGTTGCACAATCTACTACGAACATGAAACTGGCACAGATCAGGTAACAACTACAGCCACAACAGCAATAACTTCTAACATAGAGTCAGGAGACTTTGATATTAGTCAAGGTGGTGATGGTGAGTTCTTTGCAAAGATAAGAAGATTTATACCAGACTTTGTATCTCAAACTGGTAACACACAGATTACATTACAATTAAGAAACTATTCTAACGACTCACAAGCGAGTTCATCTCTTGGTCCTTTTACGGTTACTTCATCAACAACTAAGGTGGATACCAGAGCCAGAGCTAGAGCAATCTCTCTAAAGATAGCAAATACAGCTGCACAGCAAAATTGGAAGTTGGGTGGATTTAGATTAGATATACAACCGGACGGAAGACGATAATGATAGATAAAAGAATTAAATATAGAGTAGGTGGAGCATCAGGCAGAGAATATGATCAAGGTGGAAACCGAGATACTAGACGTACAAAAAGTAACCCTAACATGGGTGGCGGTGGTGGTAGAGATTCAGGAAGAGGTCCTACTGAACCAGTGGCTCCTCCCACTACATTTATAGGTGGTGAACAATTTAACGTTACTCCTTTTAATAGAGATGAAAGGGAAAGAGCAGATCTTAAAGCAAGACTTATGAGAGGACCTGTATCAGGTAACTTTGACAGGGTAGATCCCGTAACAGGTCAATCCAAAAGATCTGTTCGTTCAGGTTTAGGATCTTTGTTAGGAACTGTATTAGGATTTATAACGGGTAATCCATTTGTTAGTCTTGCTATGGGAGGATTTGACAGATTAAAAAGATTTAATCAAAGATTATCAGATTCAGATTTTGGTAAATCTAAAGGTTTAATGGATTTTCTTGATATGAGAAAATATGGTGGCTATGATGAAAGAGAAGAAGCTAGAAGAAAAAATATGGAGCAAGCCGGGATACTTCAAGGACTTATAGATGAAGGTCAGTTTGGTTTACCAACTAGTAGTAGAGAAAGAGCATTGTTAGGAATACCAACAATTATGAACAATGAAATAGATTATGGAAATCCATTAGGTGATGATAGAATTGTTCCTGAAGAACAAGGTTTAGAAGGTGATAATATATCTTCTTTGACACGATCTGATGCATTACCAGCAGATAATTTAATAGCTTTTAATCCAGGCAGCATGCTCGATAGACAAATTAAAAACGCTTATTCAGCATACACGGAATTAGGCATTGGTGAAGAAAAATTAAAAAACTTAATGGAACAAGACATTAAACAAAATCAAGAAAAAGGAACTCCTCTTTCTTTACCAATGAACGCATATAGTTTGATAGGATAAATTATGGCAAAAATAGTACAGATATTAACACGACCTAGTAAGGAGTATAATCAAGATGTTGCTGATGCGCAGGTAAGAGATCTTGATAGTGTTATACAAAAATTAAATACAACGTATCAACAAGAACTAAAGGATGAAGTAGACGCGCAAAACTTCTTTTTAAATTAATGGCAAATAGTTTCGTAAATGCAAAAGTAGATTTAACATCAACAGACAATACAACGTTGTATACAACGCCGTCTGCTAACGTTGCTTTGGTAAAGTCAATACTAGTATCTAACGATTCTGGTTCTGGTTGTAATCTAGATGTTACCTTAACCGATGCTTCTGGTAATGTTTTTAGTTTATTTAAAACTAAGACCATAGCAACTATTACGACAACCGAACTTTTAACTCACCCTCTTGTAGTACAAGAGAGTGAGATACTTAAAGTACAAGCTAGTGACGCGAACGAGCTGCACGTCATAGCTTCTATACTACAAATACAGCCAAGAGAGGTAACTACATAATGTTAGAGTTAAAACCAGAAAAAATTATAGAGACCATATCTAACCTAAAAACTGGTGAAATATATAAGANCGAGAAGGAGTGGAGAGCTAAAGGAGTGCCAGAAAAGGACATTCGGAGAGATGTTAAGGTAATCATGCCAAGTCTTGATTTATTTTCGAAAACCAAGTAGATTGGAGTTTACAGGATTTAAAACCTGCCTATAACAATTTAGCTAAATTATGACGATATCAAGAGGACAGATGAAAAGACAATTATATATGCAGGGTGGTATTATGGACGCTATGCCTAGACAAGGTTTCTTCTTAGGTAAAGTAGCAAAAGCTGTAACTAAACCATTTAAAAAAGTTGTTAAAAAGGTTGCTGGTGGCATAGGAGACATCTTAAGTTCTGATGCTGGTAAATTAGCACTATTAGCAACAGGAGCGTATTTTGCAGGGCCCTCAATCATGTCAGGTTTAAAAGGTCTTAAAGCAGCAGCTCCTAAATTTGCAACAGATTTTTTAGCTAAAGAGGGAGTAAAGGGAACTATAGGTACACTTGTAGGAGGTTCTTTATTAGGTGGCCTAATGGCTAAGGCACAACAAGGAGATGCAGAGGCTATTGAAGCGACTAGAAACGTTGATTCTTTAAAAAGCTATTTAAGACAAGGATACAGAAATTTAAAAAGCTTTGTAAAAGCTGATGGAACTGAAGATTCAGATGCACTTGAGGATCAAGTAAATAGAGATGTTTCTGAATACTCGTCAGGAGCAGGAGGTTATGCAGAAGGTGGTAGAATAAAATATGCCATGGGCGATACTGCTAGTGATAACGCTATGCAAGCAGCGGGCATCGAGGGGCTTCCTATTAGGATGAATAAAGCTGGTGTAAAAGAATTAGACCTTAGAGAAACTGGTGGATTTATACAACCAGTTGGTATAAAAGAAAAAGAAGATGATATCCCAGCGATGTTGTCAAATAACGAATTTGTATTTACAGCTGATGCTGTAAGAGGCATGGGTGAAGGTGATGTTAACAAAGGCGCTGAACGTATGTATAATATGATGAAAACTTTAGAAGCAGGAGGAAAAGTATAATGGCAGAAACGCAAACAGTAAGGCAATTGCCACCTGAATTTATAGAAGCAGCCAGCAAAACATTTTTATCAGATTTACAAAAAGCTATTGGTGATTTTAAAACACAAGATTTTGCTGATATTATGGGTCGGCAATTTATTGCTGGACCTGGTGCACTAACTACAGAAGCAGAAAAATTAGCATCTGGACTTGGTGGTTTTCAACCTTTTTTAGAAAGAGCAGGTGAATTAAGAGGTCCTGATGCATACAAAGATTACATGTCACCTTTTCAAAAAGATGTCATTGATACAACATTACAAGAGTTTGATGTACAAGCTGCAAAAGGTTTACCTGCATTATCTGCTCAAGCAATTTCATCTGGCGCATTTGGTGGAGGCAGAGAGGGTGTACAAAGAGCTGAATATCAAGCAGCATCTGATAGAAACAGAGCAGCATTACAAGCTCAATTATTAGGTCAAGGTTTTGGTCAAGCACAACAATTAGCTCAACAAGATTTTTTAAGAAACATTAATTTAGCACAGCAAACACCTGCACTGTTAGGCCAACAGATTGGTGCGTTAACGACATTAGGTGGTGCACAACAGGCAAGAGCACAACAATTATTATCAGCTGATCAACAACTTGCACAAAGACAAGCGTTTCAACCATTAGAAGCAGCACAGACTTTAGGTGCAGGTATTGTTCCATTAATATCAGGATACCCTGGTACACAGAGAACTATGACAACACCATCACCAAGTCCATTACAAACAGGATTAAGTACAGGTGCTACGTTAGCTGGTATCTATAGATTAATAAGAGGATAGTATGAGTATAACTTTAAAAAGACCAATGTTTAGAAAAGGCGGAAAAGCCGAAGAAGGTATTATGGAGTTAGCTACGCCTAGAAGAAATTATGAAAAGGGTAAAACTAGAGAAGAAATATTTATGGAGGCTATATCTGGTCTAACTCCACAAGCTCAAAAATATGCTCAATCAATGTCACAACTTGCTGGATTAGGGAGAACATCAGGTCAAGATTTATTAACTAACGTATTGATAACAGGTGGATTAAGAGGTATGAGAACTGCAGGCCAAGGCGGAACACTCGCAAATTTAGCTGCTGCATTTGAACAACCTGTAAGTAAAGCTTTACAACAAAGACAAATAAATAAAATGTTAGATGTTCAAGGTGCTATGAAAGGACTTGAACTTGGTTCAAAAGTAGATATTGCTGAACGAAAAGCAAAAAAAACTAAAGAATTTGAATCTGGTACTCTTGCAGCAATAACTAAAGAAGTGCAAAACGCTTTAGGTAAGGATGTTGTAGGAGATGAGGCTAGAATTAGAGCTGTAAATTTAGCGCCAAAAGTTGCAAAAGCTAGAACAACTCCTGGTGTATTTTATCAAGGTATTTTAATCATGGATAAAAAAGATTCTAATAAACCTGACTTAGGTTACATGGCATCTCAACCGGATGGTTCTGTATTTTTAAATCCAACAAACAATCTTTTTTACATTAAAGACGACAACAAATTAAAACTGGTAAATCAGCAGACATTGAGACTAGACGAAGGAGAGTAAGATGGAAAGAGAATTTGATCTTACAATCCCAGATCAGGACAAAGATCAGGATATCTCTTTAGAACAGCCCTCTACAGAGAT